TTGCTTGTTTGTTGATGTTAAGTTTAGAATGTATCCACTTCTTCATAGTCAGTAAGCTCTTCTATTGTTACACTTGTATGTCCAGCACTAAGACTGCAGGAGCCACCTCCATAAGATTGTTTAAATCCTATCGATGAAGATGTTGCTGTAAATACCACCTCTAAAGAATTGGCCTCAATTCCTGCCGTTCCTTGACTAGCAGCAAACCACACTCTATTTTGAAAATTAGTTGGATATGTCTCACCACCTGTAGGACTAATATATTCTGGAAATACAGATGTGTAAGCTGAGGTGGCTGAGAACCCAACCGCTGAACGGATTCTGAGCCTATATAGCTGCCCTATTACAAGGTTATCAATCCTAAAAGATGAATTGCCAAAAACCCCACTGCTTGTTTCTTCTGCGTGGAAAAAAGATAGGTTTACATTTGAAGTAATTGGAAGTTTTTTAGTTTGTATTTTTTTCTTTGGTAGAACATCACTGCTAAGAGTGCCTGTCTGAATGTTAGAAGCGTCTAAGCTTAATGGCAGGTCTACACCTACGGCTGCTGCATTTAAGCTGTAATTGATGTTAGCACTTGAAAAGCCTGAAACATCTGGTAAAACAACGCTCACCATCCCAGCAGAGCTGACATTCATGTCAAACCCAGAAGGAGGCGTATCGCCTGATGTTTGATAGGAAATGTTATAATCATCTCCTGCGCCATTTTTACTCACTTGAGCTTCTACATAGAATCTGAGTGGTGATGTAGCGTCAATATACACCCAGCCAGAAAGCTCTCCAGCATCATAATCAGACATGTCTTGAATGTTTGTAGAGCCATTATTATTTAAGCTTAGGCTTGTTCTGGCATTTGAGCCACCAACAACAACTCCTCTGTAATTTACAAGGTAGCCACTAGATGCGCTATCAGCAATAAGGACAGGCTTACTAACTTCTCCAATTACGCCTGGCTCGTTTACAGTGAGCTCTCCAGCTGTAGAAGAAGAAAGGTAGTGAACAGAGCCGGCTGTAAGGCCAGAAAGTCCTTCTATGTATCCGCCGGAAAGAAGGACGAATGTAGATGAGTCCTTAACTTCTGAAACGATGCCCACCACTTCTGCTGTATTTGCAGCGTCAGCTTTAGCTTTTAGATAGGAAGAGCCATCAAAATACAATACATCGCCAACAGAAAAGCCATGAGAGCTTTGAGAGATTTCTCTAGAAACACCAGCTCCACCGCCTGCTCCGGCGCCGCCAGCTAGATTCCAATCTGTTCCGTCATATAAAAACGGGGCAACAGCTCCAGCTAGAAAATCAAAATCTTCGCCTGTTCCTGTAAGGATGTTTGATACGCCATTTTTAATAACGCAATCAGAGGCTGAAACATTTTTTATAAATACAACAGCACCAGATGAAAATGCAGAGCTTATTTCCTGGATTTCAGCTGTTCCGTTAAAACTTCCAACTCCAGTGAAAGCATCTTCAATTGTAAGGACATTTCCACTCGAAACAACTTGTGAGCTATAATCAAATGTTAGCTTTTCTGTAAATACACTAGAAAGATTTGCATACCCGCCACTGATGGCTACATTATTGGCATCTTGTGTAGAGATGGTGCCTAGGCCATTTAGTGTGGTGTCTATTGTATTAAGTGCAGATTGGATGTCTCCCGTAGTGTTTGAAAGATATCCAAGCTGCGTATTTGTTACAGGAGATACAGCCACTTTTCCAGAAGCATCAGAAACAAGTGCCCTGTTTACTGTTAAATCTGCAGAGGTGATTGAAGAAGCGCCACCAGTGATGCTGTCTTCTTTAGCATCTAGCTGGGCTTGGATTGTTTGGTCTGTGTTAATGCCATCAAGCTGACTTAATTCATCCGCTGTTACATCTGAGGAGATAGAGGAAAACTGTCCATTCGTAGCATCCCAGGACAAGATTGCCCCGTCTGTTAATGCCGCAGGATTGTCTATTAATACGCCGTTTGCATCTGTAACAACGGGTTTTTTACCTGCTGGGCTTGATACATTTGGCACTAAAATTTTGCTTGCCGACACGCTGCTTGCTAGCTCATTGTCGCCAACTGCTCCAGCTACAATTTGTACATCGCCAGAAGCGCTTAATGTAACGTCGCCAGAAATTTGTTTTGCTTGTGGAGCTACTGGAGAGCCATCTACATCAGGCTGTCCAATGTAAATATACCCTTCTAAAATAGGAGCAAATTTAGAAGCACTAATTACAGCATTGGTGATGTCTGCATTCACTAATAAAGAAGAAGATAAAAGGCCAGCTGCATCTGCATGTACAACACCTGTAGAAACAGCTGTGCCGCTTGCTTTTAGTGTAAGATTATTTATTTCAGCGCTTCCAGATAAAGTAACTTGCCCGGCCACTGTTGCATCGCCAGATACGCTAAAATTGGCAGCGTCCAAATCTGTGAACGCACCAGCTAGCGGTGTGCTAAGTCCTATTGTGGAAGCATTAATAGCTTTATTTTGTAAGTCTTGAGAGACAAATTGTAATATCATGTCTTGCGTGACATTTTCAGTGCCAACATCTGGTATTCGCACTGTCACATCTGCACTACTCGACTGAGTAGGAGACAGGAGCCTCACTTGCTTTCCACCTGCTAGGCGAAATGCTATTTCTACTAGTTCACTAATACTGCCAAAAATTTTCATATGTTAATTTCTCCTGCCAGGCGAAGTGTTGCTTCGCGTTATGCTAAAAGCATGTCGACATGCATGCTTCTCGTTGAATATTAAATGTACATTGCTTAGAGGAGAAGGTCAAGCAGAAATTTTCATTCTGCCCGCCTTCTGTCATTTTACATTACAATTTCTGTATTAACACTCTCCAGCCACTTGCGCCTGGAGCTTCAGAAGCAACCAGAGTGACGCTGTTTGAGTCAGTGATTGAAATGCTTTCGATTCCAATTTGCTGACCATCTTCTAGGTCAATCAAACTAACTTGTACATCAGTGCTTGCTAGATTATGACTCACAATCAAAGAGGTGCCTGAAGCGCTTGCCCATGTCTGTCTATAGATGGAAGGAATAAATCCTTCGTCCCAGTAGGTGTTGCCCTCTGCATCTACACGAAGATATTTTCCTTCGCCTTCGCCGGATAAAGGCTTGCTTAGTTTACCGTTGACGACCTCAACAAAGTTTGCGTCATCGCCAATTGCAGCAGCTATCTCATTTAGTGTGTTTAATACACCAGGAGCTCCATCAACAAGCTTACCGATTTCAGTGTCAGTATAGTTGTTAGCTGCAGTTATCGCGTTAGCTTTTTCAGTGGCAACACTGTCTGCTACTTGTTTTAATTTAATATCTAATAGCTTGTCGGCATTTCTTAAGCTGGGAGTTAATGATTCAGTCTCAAAATCAGAATCTTTTAAGTAGTTAGAAGCTGTTAAAGAAGAGTATCCACCGTCAGCATTTAAACCAGCGCCTGCCTGCGTGTCATCTAGCTCGCTTTGAGCACTTGAAGCTGCGGTGTCTACAGTGTCAATAGCAACCACAATGTCTTTGATGGCCGAGGCTACTGCTTGTACAGAAGGAGCAACATCTTGAGAAAGGCCGGCTAGTGTTTCTGCAGAAGTGCTTCCATCAATGTTTGAAAGAAAATCGCCATCTTGAACAGCTGCAGCCTTAGCACGCGCATCTGTGAAGTAGAGATTACTTCCTTCAGCAATGTCATCTGTGGTGAGGTCTGCCACTTCAGCTTTGGTAGCTTTGGCATTCAACTGTTCTTGAACATTTGAGCTAACACCTGATAGGTAGCCGAGCTCAACATCAGAGATAGAAGAAGCGCTAACTTTTCCACTGCTATCAGACACTAGCACTTTGCTTGCAGTGACAGATGCTAATTTAGAAAGGTCGATTGCAGCGTCAGAAGCAATGTGCTTATCAGAAAGCTTGCTAGAAACGATTGCACCAGATACGTCACGAAGCACCACTTTGTCAGCATCAGAAAGCTCAGTTTTTAAAGAGCTAATACCAATGTTAGAAAAGCTGTTGCTATCACCGTCCATTGACTTGTTGGATAATGCCTGCGCACTATCCTTACCAACTAATTCATGGTCGCTATCGCCAACCGGCAATTCAAATGAGCGAGCTGCTGAATAGGTGGTGGATTGATTTGGCTTTAACGCGATATCTTGTCCATCTTTTCGGAACAAAATACTCACTAGCCGGGAAATACTACCGAATACCTTCATTAAAATTCTCCTTAAAGGATGATACTAGAACACTATTGTCCTAGCATATATTGGTGAAAGAGGGAATTATCCCTTTCTTATTTATATTATAACACTACAGCTTGTATTGTGATTTGCCATGAAACAGATGGTGCTTCTGAGCTTACCATAAGAATAGTGTTGTTGTCAAGTATATTTATATCTGGGATGTAAATTAATTCGCCATCCTCTTGGTCCCTAACAGTGATGTCAAGGTTTTTATTGTTAAATCCATGGACAATTGTTTTTTCATTTCCATCGCCCCTCTCCCAATAGAAGGTGCGTTGCGTGATGGCAGCTCCTGCAGGATTTTGCCAGCTTAAATTTCCTTGCCCATCTGTTGTAAGCACTTGGCCATTTTGTCCGTACGTACTAGGAAGTTTTAAAAGCACTGGGCCTGATTGATTAGAAGCTGATGCATCTAACACAATGTAGCTAGTGGCACCATCTAGCCTAATTCCCCCAGCTGTTCTTATTTGCTGGGAGCCAAATTGTGGATAGATTTTAGCGCCATCTATATTTGCTCCTGACGCAACATTTGCATTTTTAATATTTCTAATTGTGTTATTATCTGCATCTATTGATTTATTTGTAAGCGACTGAGCATCTGTTGTTCCCACTACATTTCCTGAGATGCCATGAACATCTGCGCTAGAAAGAGTGTGGGATTCTAAAACGGCAATTGATGCTTTCGTATTTACAAGAGCATCAATTTGCCCGGCTGTATATGTTCCAAGCTGAGAAGCTGTAACGTCATGAGGATTGTTTTTATTATTTATGTGAGAGGCTGCAGCTTGTATTACAGGGGAGTTTTGTATTGCACTATCTAAAGAAGGGATGCCAGAAAGGTCGGCATTTGATAAATCTATCTTATCCCAAGGAATAGAATAACTTCCTGTAAATACGGCCGTTCCAAAATTTATTTCTGATATTTGATGAAAGCTTATCTTTTTTGCATAAACATCTAATAAGTCGATGGGCTGGATGGAAGCGCCAATTCTTACAAGGCCGCCCACCCCGCTTCCTCCTTGGGCCGGATTGTTTGGCTGTATGAGAACGTCTTCTGCCGAAGAAAGCTCCACATTTGCTGCTGTTGTTAGCTGCAAATTTGCTCCAAGCTCATCAATTCGTTGTAGGTTGTAAAGGGCATCAGGCGTAATGCCATCTTCTATTCTTAAGCGTAAATTCGCTGTGTATCCAGTAGCCATATACGTTTCCCGCGTAACGTGTGAAATAAGAAAAAACAGGGTTTACGATACCCTGCAAAACGGTCCGGCCTGCTCTAAAGAGCTGCGGGGAAGCCGGCATCACCCTTTTCTGGAATAATCTCAGATTAGCTCCAGTTTTGAATTTTTAGAACAGAAGCTGGTCTGTGACATACTAATGTTCCACGAGTTCCCATGTACATAACGATGTTTTTCTCGTGTCCACCGCCACTTCCAGGCTTAAGGAACATTTTGCTGCCCATTGGCTCTTGCACAGGCTCAAAGTCAGTACCGAAGTAGCTAATCACTTTGTTGCCATCTTGCTTGCCTTCTGGCAATACGTATAGTTCGTTTTTAGGACAGAATTCTGAAGGAACGAAAAGAACAGTGTCTTCATCGTGCATGTAACCAAAATTCTTACCACCACGTAGAGTGTCTTCTACAGTGTTAAACCTACGGTCGTCTTCACGGCTTAAGATGAGCTCACGACGTGCTTCAGGAGACATTACAGCTTGCTTGTAGCTGAATTCGCCTTTACCCACTCTCATGTCCACTTCATCAAGGCCTTCTTGTAGAGCGTCAGTAGATAGAGCCACTGAACCGCCTAGGTCTAAGATAGTGCCGCCAGCAGAGCTGTCCATTGTGATGCCGTGAACAAGACGGCTGTCGTTAGCTACTAGTGAGCCAAGTCCTGGGATGACGTCTGTAGCTTTGCCGTAGTCGCCAACACTTGCTAGGTTGGGAATTACTTTTTGGCCATAACGATAGAATACATCATCTTCAGCTAATCCAGAGCCAGCGATAGGGTCGAGCTCAAGGACAGAGCCAGAAGCATCAACAGCTTCAAAAATCACTTTGTCATTTTTAGGCTCAATTCTTTTCACTCTGTAAGCTGAAAATGTTCCACTTACTAATGTAGGAGATACAACAGTGCTATCTTGGTTGCATGCTTTGAAAAGGTCGCCTTGCTGAAACCATCTTACGTGGCCTGCAGAGCCAGCTTTCAATGTAACAGCCACTTCATAAGCGCTGTCAGCAATTGTTGCTGAAGCTGTACCAAATACGCCAGTGCCGTCACCAAAAAGATGAATACCCATGATTCGGCGAGCAACGATAGATTTTAGCTCGATTTCTTTTGCTAGTGGCTCAGCATATTTTTCTGGAGAGAGACTAGCTGCTTTCCATAGGTTGTATTCTAATTCAACTGTTACGTCGAATTCTTTATACTCTGCAGTGTATTCTGCGATAGAAGCCTTCTGTCCTGCTGGGAAAGAAGATGTTAGAGCTGGGTTGGCAGTTTGCGCTGCAGCATAACCAAGCGAGTTGATGAACATGAAACGACGCTCACGGCCATTTGGGTTGCCGTCACGCATTCTTGAAATCATTTCCCACTCACGTTGCGATTTGCTAACTTGCACCATCGCGCCACGAGTGAACACTATCTGTAGGTATTTACCTAAGTCTAGGTTGCCAATTGGAGAAAAAGCCATTTTTTAAATTCCTTTTATTTTCTTCTATTTGATAATAATTCTTTTAAGACATTAGTGCTATCGCCTTTCCATAGGCGGCTCATTAAGTCTTTTTCTTTGCTTTCTGTATTTACACCCTTCATAGCTGATACAGCTGCCTGCGTCTTGGCTTGTCTTTTTTTGGTTTCTACAGCTTGTTTAGTGGCTTTGCTTGCTTGCTGCTTTGCAGCCCTTGCAAAAGCGGAGCTTACACGTTCAAACTCACGGTCAATAACATCTGCTGTTATTTCACTATCATCAAGCTTTTCCAAATTTGAGAGAGCCTGCATCCATACGGCTTGGTCGAAATGGTGTTCAGCCACTTCATCTCCCAATTTTCCTTTGAAGCGATAACGTTCGAAAGCAGGGGTGATTAGCGCCCTTGTTTCCTTCTCATCTGCTTCTTCAAGCTTAGCCCTTAGCTCTTCCATTTCTTTTTGCCGGATACGCTCTTGCTGTGATTTAGCTTTGCGGTCCAGTTCAAGACGTTCTTCAAGCTCAAGCCTTGCTCTTTCATCTGGCGACATTGATTCCTTCAGTCGCTCTTGCTCAAGACGTTTGGCTATATACTCTTTTGAAGCCCCTTCCCGTCCTTCCAGTAGGTCGATTACACCTTCGACACCGCCATTTTGGTAGGCATCTTCCAGAGAATCCCACGTACTTTTCAGAGTGGATAGTTCTTCGTCAAGTGTCTTGGCACGCTGTCTTTCCTGGTCACGTTCGGCCTGGAATTTTCGCATGCCAGCAGCCATTTCATATGCCTTCCTAATCTTAGAACGGTCTTCATAATCAGCTAGGATTTTTGCCTTGCGTCCGTTTTCGAGTGTCACTGTAAGCTCTTCTGTGGCCTCAGAATTAGAAGCGTCGCTGGCCGGCTCTTCTTCTAAAAGCTCTTCGTGATTTTCCGGCAAAGCTTCCTGCTCTGCCTGCCCGTCGGATAGCCCGGCCTCCTCGCTAGCTTCCTCTGAAGGCTGCTCTAAAGATTGGAGGTAGGAGTCATATGTTTCTACTTCACTGTGTTCTTTTGTGTCACTTGTGCTAATGTTAATGCCTGGGGTGTCGCCACTCGACCAGTCTAGGAGGCTATCGCCATTTCCTTCAGCTACCGCGCTCATAATTTCTTTAGCATCTGACATATTCAATTTTCCTTATTGTTGCAGTCGTCGCTTCGCTCATGGCCCCGCTGCCAGAGAAATAGCTCAGATATGCTTGAATGGTAGGCTATCAGAAATGTAGACAATTGTCAAGAAAAAAATCAATTGTATACATTATTTATATTCACAAGCCCCACCGGCACAGGCCATCTCACCAATACGCTCATCTATAGTGTTGATATAATTAGCATTATCTAATTCTGGGATGTCAAATGCCCTCACTAAAAGATTGTAGGCATCTTCACTTATCTGCTCAAACGGAGCCTGTCTGTATGTGCCACCATCATATGGGAGAAAAGAAATGCCCATCCAGCTTTTATTGTTTTCCACTAGCCAATTTACAATTTCTTCTTTTTCTTCAGGATGGTAGCTCACTGTCAAGGAGACATTATGCGTATTATCTCCATAGATGTGACCCGCAGATATCCAGTGGCTATGAATGTATTTTGCCCTATTCATTAAATCAATAGCAGATTCTTCGCTTCTTGTGATAGCGTCTGGAGAGGCAACAGGAATTGATATCACCAGGTTTTCTGGATTGAAGATGTCTTGCTCCACAAAAGCACAATCTTTTACAAGCTTTGCAATTGGGTCGTTTACATCCACTCTCACCCTACGAATGTAATAATCGGAATGGGCTGCATGTATGCCGCTTGTCGTCCCAAGCCAGGCAGACGTGGTGCCTGATGGCTTTGTTGTTGTAATCCTGGCTGATGGCTGGATGCCGATAGCTTCAGCCACTTTCTTATTGGTGGATTGTAATACATCTTTTACACGCTCATCTTTTAGCCAGGCTTCTAGCTCTTTCCACTTTTGAGCTTGCCCTGTAAGAGAAACGCCTAAAAGAGCCTCACGCTCGCATGTCTCACGCCACTTAGGCTGTAGATAGGTGAAATCTGTATAAGAGGCCTGGAGGGTGCCAATAGTGGTGGCTGCTTCAACAGCCTTTAAAAACTCGTCTATGCTATTGCAGGCTGCCACATTAACTTCTGTAAGATTGCACAGCTGGCCATCGTTTAGAGCTATCTCAAAACAAGGATTGCCACCCATGTCAAGATTGTTTGTAAGAGCAATGCCAGGCTCACCAGCACCAGAGCCATACATGTGCTGCATGACATTTCTAATGTTTTTTTCTACATTCTCATCTCTAAGGATGAGCGCACTGTTGTTAGCTCTTGCTCTTTGAGGAGCATAATCCCACCACATGCCATGTTTTGCAGCAAGCATCTCTTTATCATCACAATCAAATAGCGATATAAGAGCTGCACGCCTTACGCCTCCCACCACAACGCCATTTGCTACATGGCACATAATGTCATGGGCTTCTAGGGGACGAAGCTTTCTGCCATTTGCTCTACGTAGGATTGCTTTAATTTCTGCAATTGTTTTCAAGAGAGCTTCGGGACCAGAGGCTGTACCTCCAGATGATAGGGCAGTGCCTTTTCTTCTTATCTTATGTACATCTATTTCTGTGGCAGGATGATAGAGAATTGTCTTAAGCGTATCAGCCCAGCCTTCTTTATTATCTTCTACAACAAATATATCTCCCACTCCCTTTTCATAATCTATGGCGGGAAGCTGCTCGACATGTCTTTTTTGCACGCTATACCCTGTTCCTGTTCCACACATTAGAAGGTAGAATAGGTCTGCAAAGTCTTCCCATTTTGTAAGATTGGCAAAGGCGCAGTTGTATATACGAGCATTTGCTCTGAGGATGGCGTCCCCTCCAAACTGAAGAGAGCGCATAGAAGGTACTACCCGTCCAGCATTCACCTCTGAAAATGCCTCGTCTATTACACTGGCCATCTTGGGGAATTTTTCTTTGTGCATATTAGCACATCTATCAATTGTTTCTTTTCTGGATTCTTTTTGCCCGGAAGGAAGGGTGAGGGCATAGGTGCGTTGGTGTACAAGTTGTCTTAGGGTGTTAATCGGTGTCATCTGTCTGTTTCCTATCAAAATAATCACAAGCATCACAGCGCGTAAGATTCCATATTCCAATCACAGTGTGTGTGATGGTGGGATTTCCGCATTCAGGGCACACATCTTTTTTCTTATTTTCTATATTTTTTCTTCGTTGTTTTTTGGCCATGTCTATAACATCTTTCTCCCAGAGCTCTTTTATTAAAGCTAGCTCTGAGTGGGTAAGCCTAAGCTCTTTTCTAAGATGCCTCACTTGGGCCTTTAGCTGACGTATTGTTTTATTTTTTTCTCTGTAGCGTTCATCTTTGGACATGTTATTTGCCCGTAGAGCCAAATCCCCCGCCGCCTCTTAATGTATCTGACAGCATGTCTGTCAATTCAAATTCAATATCAGGAGTGGGAACAATTACAATTTGCCCTACGCGCTCTCCTTTTTCATATATTGTTTGCCAGTCGTTGACATAGTATTTAAACATTATCTCGCCACGATAATCACTATCAATTACACCCACGCTATTGGCTAGATGCATTCCTGTCTTATATACAGAGCTTCTTGGAAATAAAAGGCCCGTATATCCTTTAGGAATTTCCATAGCCACCTTAGTGTGGTATGTCACTGTGTGCTCATCGAATGAATAACTAAACGAACAAAGGTCGTATCCAGCTGCCATCTCGGATGCGCGATATGGAGCTGAAGCTCCGTCTTCTAACAATTGATATTTGATTTTCATTTACATTTCCTCCTCGACTAAAAATATATCCTAGCCGAGAAAGAATGTCTAGGGGAAAATTATCTTTGTAGCATTGCTGCTGGAGAAGCTGCTACGTCCATTGGCGCTCCTCCTGGCACTGTTGGAAGCTCTCCTGGAGCGCCTCCTTGTGGAGCTCCTGCCTGTGGCATGCCGCCACCAGCAGCTTGAGCCACCCTCTGGCTTCTTTCATTAATATGTCTTAAGATGAGAGCTTGGTGTTCTTTTTTAAGATATTTAAATTCTGCTGACATTCTATAATCTGCAGCCCAAGAAAGCATATTGATATCATCTTCAGATTCTTCTGGGGCTAGATAGATGTCTGTGGCAATCATCTCTTCAAATAGCTCGCGCTGCCTATCTGCTGCTAGCTGTATCCTATCATACATTCCTTCTAGCTCATTTAGCTTTAGCATGCTTAAAAGCTTTTTGGCTGCAGGGTCTGTTTCTGCTTGCTGGAAAAGTGGGAATAGCTGTAGAAGTTCTTGCCTTCTTGATGTAGGGTCAAGAGATAGGGATGCTCCATATTCTACAATTAGGTCAAAGCCTCCATTGATGTCTGCTCCTTGAAGGTCTACAGATTCAAAAGCTTTTTCCTTGCCCAGCACTTGTATTGTTCTTGGCTCTGTCCAATGCTTTCTAATTATGTTTAGATAGGATTTGTATACGTCTTCTACTAAGGTGACGTATTTATCAAATAGTCTTCTACGTATCATGTTTCCTTGATTGGTGGCATACTGCATTGAAAATCCAGATTGCTCACGAGATTGCTGTCCAAACATACTCTCATTGACAGCTGCCATGTCATCTCCACCTTGCTTTACAAGCTGCAAAAGGTCGCCTGCTGCAGCTGGAAATGGCATAGGCTCCATAAAGCTAGGCTGCTGATTACCTGTAAACCTGATAATGTCCCAAGGAGAATTTGTTATAGCCTCATCGGCAATTTCAGCTCCTTCAGGAAGTAGTACACGTGTAACCCCGTGTGCCTGCACACAATCTAGTAGCGAGGATAATATTCTATTATATGTAGACTGGAGGGGTGTTTCATAGGCAATAAAGCTTCTTCCCCATACAGCTCCTCCAACGTCAATGTCTGTTAGAATGTGGTAGGGAAGATGGGCTGTAGCAAGAAGCTCTTTTTCTTCTTCAAAAGCTTCTTCTGGAGATGACAGGCCTCTGTCTTTAGGAGCAGAAAATCTAAATGGAGATGGGCCTACAGGGGTGAGAAGGCAGCCATCTTCTAGAAAATAACAATGCCTTCCTAGCATGCCATTATATGGGAGCCCTTTTTCATAATACTCATACACTTCTACAACGTCGTATGGAGCTGTCTTAAATGCACTATCATAATTAGCAGGCGTTTCATCTTGCTGATAGGCAGATTGTTTTTTCCTAGCTTGCTCTAGCTCATCTAGTTTGTCTGGAAATCTGTATTGAGCCTCTTCATATGGCATTAGAATTTTTTCTATGACATACTTCACCTCGCTCCAGCGTGAAGCATCAGGGTCAAGGAATATGTTTTTAGGAGAAATTGTTTTAAACGAGATGTCTCCTTCCATTGTTAGCTCTTCTGTTTCTGGGTCGAAGTCTATTGGCTCACCGCCATCAACATCCCATGTTGTCTTAATGAAAGATGTTCCAAACAAAAGGGCAAAATAGGAAGCTTGGGCAAACACTTCTGGAAGCTTATAGCTACGCATAGCATAACGTATAAGCCTGTCTGCTGCATCAGCTTTACGCCTATCAGATAGGTCGGATGAGGTAGGACGAGGAATTACAGTGGGAGGATTGGCACATAGCTGGCTATGGATAAATCTAAAATTTTTGAACGCATAATTAACTCCAATATCACTATCGGAGCCATCAGCTTCTTCTACAACAGCGCCATTATTCCAGTCGATGTTCATAGAAAGCCTACTCACTTCGCCTGCAGCATTCATCACTGTAGCTTCATTATTATCCCATTCGTATTCAAGCCTAGTGCGCTGCTCTTTAGAATACTTTAGCCTCCGGGCTAGTTCTTTTTTAGCTTGCTCAGCATTCCACCTTACAATTCTAGCCATCTATTATTCTCCTTTTTTGACGACATATAATTTTCGTCTTCCTGGGTGTTTTCTTACAGCCTGCCGCATGGCAAGCTCTCTTATACGTTTTACACGTCTGTGCATTATAATATTAGCATACACCATAACACACAGGGCTACGATGCAGATAGGAAATATTAAAGATGCCACTAACGCAATATCCATTTTCTTTTTCTCCCCACTTTAGCTTTTTGGGCTAATTGTTTTCTCTCTCTCACCTTTTCGGTGTGATGTCTTATCGCTTGTTGCCAGTCTTGTGGCACATATTCCTTGTTAGGGCTTGGAATCAAATCATTAAAATAGCAGGCTGTGTCTGCAAGGTGGTAGCGATTTGCTCCTTGGATTTTGGGCGTTCCTGTGTCCGATTGCTTCCATTGAGCCCCTTCAAGCTCCTCAATAAGACGAGAGCACCAATGTGCAATCTTCAATCTACCAGAAGATAGGGAATGTTGCAATGCTTTTATCATATCGTGTTTTCTACCATCTTTTTTTGGGCAGATGTATATAAGGCCTGCCTTTGTGGCCTGGCCCAAATACCAGCTTTCATGGGGGTCGCATATACGTCGCATGATGTTCATGCCAGACGTTCTACGTACCACCTCTTTTACAATGTCGTCTGGAGCAGCTATTCCTTCTATATACTCATCTTTTATACACCACCAACTACTATCAACAGGATTTTCGGCCCACACTGTAAGACCAAACTTAGAAGATACGGCAGGGTCAGAAGATTCGACATGCCGCCACGAGGGGCTATACCCTGGTGGTAGCCCCGTCATGGCTTCTCTGTCAATATGCCAAACAGATGTTTCAGCATCCATCCAATCTCCATAAAGACGGCAATTAAGCTCCATCTCTGTAAGGTGGGCATAGCTTGCCAGCACTTGACGCTGCCTTTCGGGGTCGGCATAAAGAGGGTTGTCAAACATCTTAAATTTATATTTCCGGCCGATATCTTCAGGTACATCATCCACCATCTTACGTATGTCTTGATTATAGACAAGAGGGGTGAATGAAGCTACAAAATAGCCTTGCTTTGATTGAAGACGCATGAGTAGCTCATTTATAATACTCACTGTAGATGGCATCTCATCCACCCACACAAAATGGGCAACGTAAGATTGCACCCTTTCACGTGCCACTTGTGGATTTTCAAGCGATTGGAACACAATACGATTTCCGTTTTTGTGTTCTATTCGCTGCGTAATATTACCTATTTTCACCACCTTATAATCATCTTTAGGAAGATAGGCACAAATACGCGGGGCAATAGATTCTTCTAGCTGCTTACCTGTCCTACCACACACCACCATTAAAAGAGGCTCTTTATTCCAATGCTCTGGCCTTTGCCAATATGGGTGGTTTTCTGCCAGCACCCAAGCTGTAAGTCTTGAACATGACTGAGACTTACCAGACTGGTTGGAAGCCACTATCCATTGCTGGCTCACCTGCCCAAACTGCTCAAACACTTCTTGCTGGGCATCTGTAGGCCTAGAGGCTAGATTGTTGGGGTCGAAGGCTGCTTCTAATGCCAGCTTTCTGTAACGCTCAGCCGCTAGGGCTAGCATCTCTGGAGACAAATCTGACATTTTAGTTCTCTTCTGGTTCTATTAGAATGGAATTGTTTTTAGAAGCCGACACACTAACAGATAGGCCGGCAGATTCGAACAGAGCTTCTAGCGAAGCTTTGTCTGCAGAAGCGATAGCTTTTTGTAATCCATTTGTATTATCGGCCCTTTTAATCTTTCCTGTAAGGTCGGCTAAAAGCTTTAAAGCATTCACCTTAGCAGATGAGGTTTTAGGGTCGTCGCTTAAAAGAAGCCCTTCAATTGCGTCAAGGCCTAGGTCGAATAGATATTCTAGCTTAGCCTTGCCATCTTCTATGTCTAAAAACCATCGTCTAAAGGATAGATTGGCCCATGACTTTTCTAGCTTTGCTCCTCCTCCTGCCAGCTTTTTCACTTGTTCAAGTGTAATCGACTGCCCTTCTCCAAATGAGATGAGTGGATTTTCTGCTGCCTTTGCCCAGAATTTAGCCTTAAGCTTTCTTTCGGATGTTGTAGGGGTGTATATTAGCTCTGTGGCTAGCTTTTTTAGCTCTTTTCCTTGGGATGATTTTCTAGCCATGTATATTCTCTATATGTGGAAATTTGACAGAAACATCGATATAGCCTTTGTTTATGTCAATGTTTTCAATGAGGCCTATTTCTTCTAGCCACTCAATATGCTGTTTCATTCTCCATATAGTCATTGACTGAGAATAGGCACAGGGAGTGGAGATGATACGCATCCTCTTCCATCTTCCCTCATCATTTATTAATTTAATATAGGGCAGGCCTGATTCTATTCCGTATAGTAGAACAGATAGGATGCGAAAGGCTGTGTTTCTTGCTTTTGAATAAGGCTTGATAGCCATAGCTTATCTCATGTATATCTTTTGAACATGGCCCCCGAAGCAGGCAGGCAGAAACGAAAGCCGAAGGGGACTTCTCTTATATACCTTAGATATCGGACTGCTGTCAAGTAAATAATTGCAAATAATGTTTTTTCTACATATTATCAATAGGATGTAAAATAGGTGTTGACAATTTTTGGAATTGGAGATATAATTGAGTTCAGAAGAAGAAAGACGCAAAGAAAGCTAACAAGACGCTTAAAGAGAAGCTTCTTCCTCACTCTGAAACAGCTCATAAAGCTTAACGCATAACAAATAATAATTCGCTTTATAAGCTCTTTCACCCCTATAATAATGGGAATGACATCCCTGATTCTCTTATACTACACATATATTATCTTATAAGTTTATATATATATTAAGGCCGAGTGAAGGACATATTATCTTCCACGATTGGAAGGTGATATGGCCTGAGCGAGGCCTACATGTATATTGTATATGCGAATGGCTGCCATTTCCTCCTTAAGAGGAAGTGGTGGGCATGAGCATAGACATATATCCCCATGCGCCTATCTTTAATAACACACATTCGTGTGTATGTTTTAGGGCCGGCTTTACTGCCATTTTGTCTCTTGCCTATCCCCTTATTTT